CATTTATAAATTAGTAAGTGAAGCAAACACTGTTACAGAATTAGGTCCAGAAGATATTTTGGGAGAAGCCGATGCTGACAAACAAGATAACGGAACAGATAAAATGGATGTTACAGATGCTGATAAAAAAGCAAACACACCTGCATATAAAAGAATGATGGCAGGCGACAAACGCTACAATGATAAAACAACAAAAGAATCAACAATTCCAACAGAAGCAGACATTGATGCAGGCTTTGAAGAAATGATGGGTCAGTTTAGCGAAAAAGCAAAACCAGACTTTTTAGATATGGATGGCGATGGCGACAAAGAAGAGCCAATGAAAAAAGCAATCGATGATAAAGAAGATGGCGACGAAGATACCAACGAAGCACAAGACGGCCAAGTAGGAACTATGGCATTGTTTGTTAGTGATCGAGATGGTGGCGAACACGAAGTAGAAGTTCAAGTTAAAATTGAAAACGGCAAGCCAGAGATTGATCCTAATACATTACCAGGACCAGAAGACGATATGTACTGGGATGACGCTGACATTGAACAACAAGCAATGGATGCAATGAAAAATGGCGATATTGAGTTTGATGAAGGCAATGCATATGCACACGCTGTAAAGAAAGCCAAAATGAATGGCAAGAAAAAAGGCGACAAAATTGACGGACCAGACGGTGATGAGATTACACTTGAAAAAGATCAAAAAGTAGCATTACCAGAAAAGATTTTATCTTTGTTTGATAGAGAACAAGGCACATTTCCAAAGGGTGAAACAGCAGTACTAACTATGGTAGAAAAAGACTATGGTGAACAGTATATTGCACCAGCAAAACAATTTATTGAGCAAATTATGCAAAAATATGAATCAGTTATGCAAGGCCCAGCAGTACAAGAGATGGAAGATGAGCATGAGCCAGAGAAAGTAACACTGGCTGTAACAGCAGACATTAACGCACTTAAAAGAGCGGCGGGCATTGGCGAGAGCGAAAGACCTGCTTCGAACGATAAAAGCGTATTAGATATCAAGGCATTAGCAGGGCTTTAACCCCCTGTTATAAGTTTTTATGTTTTTTCTTTAAAAAAAGACTTGACAACCCTTGTAGTTCAGTATATAATAATAACTGTGCTACAAACTTTAAAGGCACTAACACAACCATAAAGGCATTATAGGAGGCATAAATTATGGCATCATTAGCAGAGATCAGAGCAAAACTGAAAGAACAAGAAAGCAACACTGGCGGACAACGCAGTGGCGGCGGCGACAACGCAATTTACCCATTTTGGAACATGCAAGAAGGCAGTAGTGCAACACTACGTTTCCTTCCTGATAGTAACGCAGATAATACGTTTTTCTGGACAGAAAGACTTATGATCAAATTACCTTTTCCAAGCATCAAAGGTGAACCAGGAAGTAAACCTGTACAAGTACAAGTTCCATGTATGGAAATGTATGGTGAAACATGTAACATCTTAAATGAAGTACGTGGATGGTTTAAAGATCCAAGTTTAGAAGACATGGGTCGTAAGTATTGGAAGAAACGTTCATACGTATTCCAAGGCTTCGTAACTGAGGATCCAATTGGTGAAGAAAAACCTGAGAATCCAATTAGACGTTTTATTATTGGACCACAAATTTTCCAAATCATTAAGCAGGCGCTTATGGATCCGGATATGGAAGAATTACCAACAGATTATACTGCTGGTGTAGACTTCCGTCTTAACAAAACTTCCAAAGGTGGGTACGCTGATTACTCAACATCTAACTGGGCACGTAGAGAGCGTCCATTAGCAGATGCTGAAATGAATGCTGTAAACACAAATGGATTATTTAATCTAGGTGACTTCCTTCCAAAGAAGCCAGACGAGATTGGTGTTAAGGTTATGCAAGAGATGTTTGAAGCATCTGTTGACGGACAACCGTATGATGCAGATCGTTGGAGCAATTACTTCCGTCCATCAGGTATGGCGGCACGTACAGGCGATCCAATGAAAGCGGCATCACCAGATGCAACAGCAGTAAGTCAAAGTGCTCCAGTAGCACCAGTAGCACCTGCTCCAGCACCTGAAGCGGCACCTGTAGCGGCAACTCCAGCACCAACTGCTGAAGCGGCACCTGCAAGTAGTGGAGATGCTAACGACATTCTAGCAATGATTAGAAATCGTCAAGCACAATAAATCACGTATAAAGTGTAGGGGATTAACTTCCCCTACATACAATGGCTTAACAAGGAGTAACTATGGCTAAATCGTTCGACGTTAGTAAGTTCCGCAAGGACTTGACTAAAAGCATCTCAGGCATGAGTAGCGGCTTCAATGATCCTACAGATTGGATCTCAACAGGCTCATATGCACTTAACTATCTTATTAGTGGAGACTTCCATAAGGGTGTACCACTAGGTAAAGTAACTGTGTTTGCAGGTGAATCAGGAGCAGGTAAATCTTACTTTTGCTCAGGTAACATTGTAAAACACGCACAAGATCAAGGTATCTTTGTAGTATTAATTGACTCAGAGAACGCACTTGACGAATCGTGGCTACAAGCATTAGATGTAGACACATCAGAAGACAAACTACTAAAACTTAACATGAGTATGATTGATGATGTTGCTAAAACAGTATCAACATTTGTAGCAGACTATAAAGCAATGCCAGAGGAAGATCGTCCTAAAGTGTTGTTTGTAGTTGACTCATTGGGTATGTTACTAACACCTACAGACGTAGATCAGTTTAACAAAGGTGATATGAAAGGTGATATGGGTCGTAAGCCTAAGCAATTGACCGCACTTGTTCGTAACACAGTTAACATGATTGGTTCGCTTAACGTAGGCTTAGTATGTACTAACCACACTTATGCATCACAGGATATGTTTGATCCAGATGACAAGATTAGTGGTGGACAAGGTTTTGTTTACGCATCAAGTATTGTTGTTGCAATGAAGAAAATGAAACTTAAAGAAGACGAAGCAGGTAATAAGATTTCAGAAGTACGTGGCATTAGAGCAGGTTGTAAGGTAATGAAAACTCGTTACGCAAAACCTTTCGAAGGCGTACAAGTAAAGATTCCATACGAAACAGGTATGAATCCTTACAGTGGTCTTATTGAACTATTTGAGAAACAAGACTTGTTAGTAAAACAAGGCAACAGACTCAAGTATGTAGATCTAAACGGTGAAGAACATCTCGATTATCGTAAGGCATGGATGCAACCAGAAAAGATGAATTTGATTATGTCGGAATATGAGCAAAAACTTGCTCCTATGGTAAATACCGAAGAAGATGACGTTGAAGACGTTATTGATAATAATCAAATTGAGGAACTTTCTGCACATGAATGAAGAACAAATACAAGAAGTTTGGACATTATTTAAAGAGTATTTAGATAAGAAACATATTGAAACTGCGGCTGAACGCTATGTAGATATGCTTGCTGATTACGGCATTGATGATCATATAATGATAGAATCAATGGGATCATGCACAGTATTAGACAATGCAATAAAATACTATTTAGATGACGAAGAAGAAGTATTTGATGACGAAGATGGATTTGACTGGGAAGAATAAACATGTGGTATAGCGAAGTCTCTAGGAACATAGGTAAAATACCCGATGCGGTTGCATACTTTGAAACAGAGTTAGAAGACGCAAAACGTGAAGTTAAGTTAACTGGTAATGTTGAACGTGCTTCTAGTGCTATGCCCGGACTTGTTGAACATCGTTTCAATCAACTTCAAGAAATTGAAGCCATCTTAAACTACCTTAATATTGAACTACGTAGATTGCGTAGTTCATACTTTAAGAAATATCTCGAAAACTATCAACGAGCCCTGTCAAGCCGTGACGTTGAAAAATACGTTGACGGTGAGGCAGACGTTGTTGACTACGAAAAGATTATTAACGAGTTTGCATTAATGCGTAACAAGTGGTTAGGAGTCTTAAAAGGCCTTGATCAGAAGCAATGGCAGATAACTAATATTGTAAAGTTAAGAGTTGCTGGCATGGAGGATGCGTCCGTTTAATGTATACATTTGTTACTAGCCTAAACAAGGCATACTGGAATTCAACTTCCAAAGTTAATATTAATAGTTGGGTAGAATGTTTACCAGAAGATGTAAACATTGTAATTTATAGCGAAGAAGAAATAGACATTGGTATATTTCCGGAACCTCGTGTAAGTATTAAGCCTCTATATGATTGCAATGAGTTATTAGAATTTATAGGCACACACAAAGACGATCCACACTACAACGGCCAAGTAGGACGTAAGTTAGAAGGTAGTAGCAAGTCTTTTAAATGGCAAGGTATTAAGTTTGCACACAAAACATTTGCTATATTTGAAGAAGCAAAACTACATGATAGTGGTAAACTATTTTGGTTAGATGCTGATGTGCTTATGCATGATGAAATTGATCACGCATACTTAGATAAACTATTACCAGACGATAAAGCAATTAGTTACCTAGGAAGACCAGCAGAATACGACGAATGCGGACTTATGGGTTATAATCTTAACACACAGTTTGCAAAAGACTTTTTAGATAAATTTAAAAAGCAATACACAGGCGGATTAGAACACCTAAGAGAAACCCACGACAGTTGGGTATTTTTTCAATTACGCTTAGGCTTTGAAGATCAAACACCTTTTGTTAATTTAAATCCAACGCCAAAAGACGGTAAAAGTCCTTTTAACAATAGTGGTATAAATGAAAAAATGGTACACACTAAAGGTAAAAGTAAAGAGCGTTTACAACAAAAGTTCTTAAAAAGATTTGCATTAGCCAAAGCACGTAAACAAAGAGAATTAAATGGAACTTGAAGATCATCTAGGCGGACACGGCGGCCTAACACATACTGATGAAGGAACACTTCGTTGGGCAATAGACAAACTAAAC